AATTTCCGAGATAATCCCAGGCCAAGAGATTACCGCCGCTCACCGCATCGAAGATGCCAAACGCCACGACCGTTCCCCAGTTCGCCGTGGCCACCGGGAACGTGATCGTGGCAGAGTTGGATGTCTGTGCCGGCGTTACCGAAGGCTCGCTGCCTACCGAGTTGCTAGGCGCATTCCAGGTCGCGCCCGAGGTGACTTGTCTGGCGTAGCCTCCTCCCGAGACCTCGACTGCTCCGGTAACACCGCTGTCGCTGGTGGGAGCCGTGGTGAAAAGCCCGATGTATGCCGTGGGCAATGCCGGGATAGCCGTCTTGCCGGTGATGTAGGCCAGCCAATTCGTGGCGCTGTAGTCCGTCATCCCCGACATGGTTTTATCCTATTCTGCCGGGAGCAGCTGTTTGCGCAGCTGGTCGAGCTGCTCTTTCACTTGCTTGTATGCCTTCTCTGCAGACGCGAGTTCGCGCGAGATCAACGCCAGTGCGGTTTCTTTCCGAGAGATCTGCTCTTGGACGACATCCAACTGCTTACGACGCTTTTCCAGGGCATCGATATCCATTTTCTCGATCCTTGCCTTGGCTTCCTCTTCTCGCTGCAGCGCGGCTTCTTTTGCGTTATTGTACAACCTTTCTGCTCTTTTTTGCGTCTCGTCGAAATACTCGTCGGCTTCTCGCTTGGCCATGCTCATGCCGGCTTCCGACTCTTCGCGCAAGCGCGATGTCTCGGAGCGCAGGGTTTTCAGATCATTGAGCAAGCGATCGTGCTCCTGCTTCGTGGCTGCGGTGCGCTTCTCTGCTTCCTCCGCAACTTGCTTGATTGATGCCATTTTACGCAACACGGGCGCAGCTAGTGAAAGCCCCTCGACCATCTTGAGGAATCGCTCGACGGCTTGTGCGGCTTCCAGCTCCTCGCTCATTTGCCGTATGCCCACATCATCAAAAAGAGAAGAAGAACTTTCCAAGCTGCCCAAACGAATGCCAGCACCAGCAAAGCGTCGATAGTGCTCATTACACCGTCCTGCGCATGACAATCGTGAATGTGAGCGACGTAGTGCCATCTCCTCCGATGACCGCCGGCTGCACCGTGCCGCTACACTCGGAGATGGCCTTGATGGCACCCGCAGTGAAGCTCAGCGGCAGTCCCTGCGGGTCGCTGAGCACCCGCTGGTTCACTCCGTCATTGCTGCCATTGAGAACACCTGATGCGCCTCCGAAGACACCCTCGACCTGGATGCTGCGATCAGCAAATTGCCAAAGATCGAAGAGCGGGGCTCCGGTATCACCAGCCTGCATATTCGCCCACTGCACCAGCCACCCCAATGGATTGCCCGGATTGGGGATCGGCGTAATGTTGACTGGAACAACTGCCACTTGCTCATAGCCTACCGAGCAGAAACAAGATCAGCACCACCACGAGGATCACGCCGACGATGCCCGAGGGACCATAACCCCAGTTGGCGCTTACGCCTGGATGAAACGCCCCGATGAGCAGCAAAACCAAAACAACGAGAAGGATCGTGCTCATCTGCTCGACGCATCCAGTGGCTCTTGATCTTTCCCACCGAAGCGCTTGTTGGCAGCCTTCGCGCTTACGGTGCCATGCCGCAGGTTCTTTCTCACTCTTGCGCCGGCAGCTCTCTTGGATAGCTTTGCTTGCCCTGCTCGATCCTCTCGCTCGTCGGCTGGGGAGCCCTCGTAAGTTTCAGGTCCCTCTTCGCCAACCTGATAAGCCTGTCCAGCCTTGACCTGTCCGCCGAACCGCCTTTTCGGGCGACCAGCTGCGTTCCAGTTCGCGATCCGAATCGCCTTGCCTTCATCACCACTGTCCTTGAGCACCGCGTTGGCGACGCTCGCTGCCTTGCCGGCGGCAGCCTTGCCGAGCTTCTTGTTGTGCTTCGAGAAGCTTTTTCCTGACCACGGCATTCTCGGTTTCTCCCGTTCTGCTCGCCGCCCAAACGAGACAAGCTTATTGCCCGGGGCGACGACCGTGTCAGCCATACTTGCGATTGCTGGGGCCGCCATACTGCGGCGAGCCGCTGCGTGGACCGGAGACGTTGCTCGCCCTGGCCGGCGCTCTGTTGGTGTTCTTGCCGTGGCCTACCCTGGGCCAATCCGGCTTCTGGTGTGTGGCCTGATCGATCTGGGCAACGCTGGGGTTTTCGGTGCCCATCGCCCTCCCTCCCTTCGAGGGCACTCCACCGGCATTACGAGGCGTGCCAGCAGTCTGCCTCGTATCGATGTTCCGATGTGTCGTCTCCGGAACGCCACGCATCTTGGTGCCACCTTGGTCGGCTCGACCCTGCTTGCCGTGGAAAGCTTCCTCTTTGGGGCGATTGACCCGCGTCTGCGAAAGGATGGGCGGCTTGAACCGAGCGGCTGCCTTCTCCGAGATCTGGCCCATGCCGGCCCCCCGCATGATCGAAGCTTTACTTGCCATTGCCGTTGCCCTTTCCTTGCCCTTTCCTGGGTGTCCACCTGTCACAGTGTCTGGTATCCCGGACCAAACCGTCCACCAGTGTACACGGCTTCAGGGCCGGGAATGGTCCCTGTTTGTGCCTCTGAAACATCGCGCAGTCAATACACTCGTCCTCACCTATCCCGTAGTGCACCTCTGGCTTGGAGATCTTGAAGGCGTCCTGGACGCCACAGGCTTGCAGGATCCGGATAATCTTCTTGTCGTAGATATCCGGGTGATCGAGCACCGGGCCACACCATAGGTTTTTTGGTGGATTTACCCGCTTGCTTCCCATCCTGATAAACCTATCCCTACAGCGCACCAGCGCCGGCTTGATGGTTTCCTCGTAGCGATCAGGATTCACCGGTAGCTTCTCAACGTAGCGATCTTCCTTGTGAGTCGCATACTCGTGCGCCGGCTGATAACTATCGCAAGGATTATCCCCCATCTCGATGGCCCACTCGGTTTTCTCGTGGTCGCCCCAAGCTTGAATGATCTGTTTTGCAGTCATTCCCCTCACACTAACCCTGCCCGACATTACCTCGCGATACAGCTCGCGATCCACAAAAATCACATCACCCATGATGGAGATGCCAGCAGAGTACGGCACGTCATGCAGATAATCGAAGTTATGTTTTATTGCGTAAAGCTTGGGCGTGTCGCCCTGCCCGAGCATCCCGTAGAGCTGGGCATCTGTCTTGTCGGAGAAAGCTTTGATGTGCCCGATGCTCATGGAGCTGCCCCTCAGGAAGCTGCGCCGGCCGTTCCGGGCTGGGGGGACGCGGCCGGCGCAGACTGGGAGCGCAAGTGGCGGGACAAGCACGGGGAGCGTGGAAACCAGCCAGAAATGCGCTCGACTCCCCTCTCGCATGAAAACTAGCCCTCTGTCAACGGGCTCATGTCCTGCGGATATTCCGGGCGGTTCAGCTCACCGCGATCCACGAGCCACACCCGCTCATACCGGTTTATCAGCCCCTTTGTCCCCGGCATGGTCTTCAGCCTCGCCGCCCTCATGATGGGATCCGGATCCGTCTCCACCTGACACAGCTCCATCGGTGTTTTGGTGAACGCCGGCAGAACCATGATCGAGTAGCGTTTCATATCTTGCTCTCCTCTTTGCGGCTGACTGCATCACGGACGCATGCAGCGACAGAACGCATTTCCAGCACACGCAATATGCATCGTGCTTCTCGGTCTCTTCGAACAACCACCCCTTGCCGACGACGGGATGATTCTTCACCCACTTGATGGCTTCTTTCTTCCAGTTCTTATCGGTCCACATAGTCCGACCAATTGTTGGGATTCTCTTTACGGGGCTGCTGCTTACTCTTCACCCAGGCGATCATGCGCGATTTGATCCAGAGCCGCATGTTGGTCGATGGCTTCACTGGATAGACGTTATCCATGAGACGTGGCCACACGTCGAACTTTTCGCGATATTTGTTCGCTGCCCATCCTCGCTTGAAGCCACGCTCCTGCGCATACCCGAGCAGCTCGGCAAAGAACACGCGCTTGTCCGCCATGGAGAACTGCTCGCGCTTTCCCTTGTACGCTTTCAGCTCCTGATATTCGATCAGTTCCCCTGGCGCTGTTCCTATCTGCACTCTCTCACGCTGCTTCGGCTCGGTGCCGCAATTAGGACACTTGCCCTCGCCTAGGCGCAGCAACAAGCTGCACTTGGGGCACGATCGTGGAAGCGCCACCCGCTTCTCGCCGTTGGTTGCTTCCTTGCCGTGGCTGAGCGTAGCATGATGGATGTCCGTGACGAAGCCCAATCTCAGCGTGGTGTCGCTATGATCGAGAATCAAAAGATCTTCTTTCCCTTCGGATCTCCTGAGCCCTCGCCCGATGTTCTGCACGAAGCGGATCTCGCTGCGTGTCGGCCGACAATACGAGATGCACTGGATGCCAGGCCAGTCCACGCCCATGCCCATCACATCCACGTTGCAGACCACCTCGACCTCGCCTCGCTCGAAGCCATTCTGGATTTCCTTGCGTTCGTTCAGGGGCGTCCTGGCATCCATGTACGCAGCTGATATGCTGGCATCCTTGAAGCGCTCTTGGAGGGCTTGGGCGTGCTCACAATCGACCGCGAAGCAGATCGTCGGCCTTCCAATCGCTCGCTCCTTCCAGGTCTCCACGATATCCGCCGTGAGTTTTTCCTGGTTCATGGCCTTGCTGAGCTGCGTCTCGTTGTAGTCGCCAGCAGTGATCTGGACGCCTCGAAGATCGGGGTGGGTTGGAGCAAACACTCGGAAGGGTGAGAGATAGCCTTTGTCGATCAGCTCCCGCGTCGTCGCGCCGACTACCAGCTTGTCGTAATAGCGGCCCAGCCCTCGCGTCCATGGCGTCGCGCTGAGCCCGATGAAGGGAACGTGATTCCATTCCGGGTTCTGCAGCCACGCCAAATTGAACTTATGCAGCCTGTGGCACTCGTCGTGGATCACAACCGCTGCGTCCGGGATGCGTTCACACTTGCACAACGTCTGCACGCTCGCGATCTGGATCGGTCGAGCCCAGTCGGTCATGCGATGCTTGGCCTGGATCACGCCAATGTCGGAAATACCCTCGCGATAAAACTCCTCGACCGTCTGATCGATCAAAGATATGGCCGGGACGGTGAAGATGACCTTGTTTGCCTTCCCGCGAGCACCGTGCACGATCTCGGAAGCAATCCGCGTCTTGCCCGAGCCTGTTGGGGACTGCAGAACGACGCGCCGGAATCCCGATCGGACAGCATCCCTGACTTTGTCCAGAGAAGCCTGCTGATAGTCCCTCAGTTCAGCCATTACGTGTCCTATCTCATTTTCACAACTTTTGCGCTCCACTCACCTGTGTCCTCTACTGATCTTTCTTCCCTATTCTTCTTCGGAAGATTCCTTTCTTTCTGAGTCTGAGTCTGAGTCTGTGTGCAAACCACACCTCAATTGCACTACATTTGCAGTTCTTTTGCTGTGCAATTGCATAGCTGCATCTCTACGTTTCTCGGACACGTCGGATACGTGCTTCAGCTCCTCGTCAATCCTCTTGTGCTTCCAGCCCTTCGAGAAGAGCGGCCTGATCACAGAGCGAGCCTCTTCCCATTCCGCTGTGGTCATCTTGGCGATACGCGCCAGCAGACGCTCGTCGTCCGGGAGGCTGCCCCTCTGCCAGTAATGCATGATCAGCAGCAGGTAGCCGCCGTGTTCGATAGTTGACAGATGTCCCGTATCTCCGAGATAGTCACACACAAAAAATCGCATGAAAGGTCGCTTGCTCATGGCAAGGTTCTCCCGCGTCCTGAAGGGGCAGGGCTCTTGACGTTTCTGGCAGTGGTGGGTATCTGGATCATATCCGCCGTCACCGGATCGCCGCCGAGGGAGCTGCTAACTCCGCTCAGCAATACCGGCCCGAGGTTTCTGCCTCGGGCCGTCGCTTGTCAAGGGGCTCTGTACGCGATGTGTGCGTGATGCCTGCAGTAGGGGATTTTGCTGTTCCCCACCTGCTCCGCACCGCAGAAGAAAAAATCAGGATCCCGCGAATCACCTACGGGCCAGTGGCACTCGTTCTCGCCCAGCGTGAGAAGAGTGCGCCGCTGCTCTTCCGGGATATCCCAGTCGTTGCCGGTATAGACCCGCTCTCGCGCCAGCTCGAATGTGATGATGCTTCCAACCACCCGCTTGCGGTACTTGGGATCGGTGAGCTGGTAATGCGGACCTCCAAGCTTGTGTGGCTTGGACTCCTCGTGCTTCTCGCGGGCGGCACGAGCGTATTTGTGCACGGTCTTGGGTTTACCGGGCGGCTTCTGCCGAAAGCCTTCCCGAAGAGCCTTTCCGATCGCCGCGTTCTTGGTGACGCCTAATTCATCCGCGATCACGCGGTATGACAAGCCTTGGGCTAACAGTTCTTTGAGTCGATCGACCTGTGCAGGTGGCCACAATGCTGCTCCAGCCATGGTGATTCTCCGTGAGTGAGGGCGCGACCATGAGCATGTAACGCGCACCACGCCCTTTGCGCGTACAGATGATCTTTGCGCCGAACAGCGCGAGTTTCATGTTTAGCTTCTTCTTGACGAGACTGATCGTGATCTGAGGATAGAGCGGCCCACCGATCGGATCGGCGGCATAGAGGTAATCGATCAGCTCGCGCACGGTCATTCCACGTCCGCCGGCATGCACGAGTGCAGTGTAGATGCGCAGCTCCAGCCCCTCGAATGGGGGCCGGAGTTGCTGACCGCATGTGGGGCAGCGGATCATCGCAATTTGCGGCGCTGAAAGATTGCCGCGATGTCTGGACGAAGATCCGCTGGGTGGAGACCGGTAACGCGATGGATCCTGGGAAGCAGCTCGATCCCGATTTTGCGACGACCCTGTTCCCAATGTGCCACGGTGAGCCTTTCGACACTGAGCAGTGCGGCCAGCTCTGCCTGCGTCCAACCACGCTTTTTGCGATACGCCTTCAGCATATACATCTTACTGCCACAGTTTTTTTCAGCTGTCAACAAAATAGCCCTTGACGCCCCTGTGGCGTCGTGCCATACAGGAGGGACGGAAACAGAAAGCACGGGAGCAAATCATCATGAAGCGATTTTCCATCGCCTCCGATCATGCGAGCCGGCCGAACTACGGGTTGACCGAGGCCGGGCTCTGGGCGCTAAGTCGCCCAGAGGTCGTCACGGACAGCAACGACCGGCTGATGCCATGGTGTGATCGGTGCGAGTGTTGGCACCACGAGACGGCAGAGCACATCGAGAAGGAGCAATCGTGATCACCCTGACCTTGATCGCCGGCATGGCCGTGTCCGGCACCCTTGTGGGCACGGTCGTGCTCGCGTTGGCCTCGGATCTCTTCGGGTGGCTGGAATGAGCCCCGTTCGCAACGTCACCCGCTATGTGACCGAGGTCGTGGTCAAGGCGGTCGAGGAGCGCAAGGAGACCATGCGTGCCTACAAGCACGGCGAGGAGGTCAAGACGGTCGAGGAGAGCATCGGCTGGTTCATCACCCTGGAGGGAAGCGATGCCTCGCTGTGGCTCGGATTTGAAAAACCCGAGTTCTCTCCCGGACAGACGATCAGGTTGACATTGGAGGGTACAAAATGATCGAGGTCACCAGAGAGATGGCCGAGGAAGCCGAGGAAATGGTGAGCAGCTTTGCCGATGCCATGAAAGGCAAGGACCGTGTCGTGCTTGGTTTGGGAATCGCCAAGCTGTTCGGTGTATGGCTCGCGTCACACCACTGCAATAGCGCTCCTGAAACTGAGATGTATCGTGCCGAGCTAGGGATATGGCTCAACAGTGTCGCTTACAAGGTGACCAAGCGCATCGACAAGATCGGAGCGCAGAGAGATTCCGAGCTGGCTGCCGAACAGGGATAGCACTCCCAGGCGTGCAGCGGCGGGTTCGCTTGTTCCCAGAAAGGTAATCTCAGGTCCCTATCGGCAGCCTCTTTGGAAAGGCATACCTGACAAGGTTACCGACCGCCGCAACTAATAGAGAGGAGAACCCAACCATGAGCATGAACGAACCCAAACCTGGAGAGGCCAACGTGCAGAGCGATCAGGCCGATTGGCCCGTGACCTATGAGAAAGCGGGGGGCTCCGTCATGTCGTACAATGCACCGGCACCGATGACTCTGATAGAGCGCGCATTCGCATCCAGCAATCTGGAGCTGGTCAAGCAGGCTCTGGAGCTGGAAGAGCGCCACGAGAAGAACCTGGGCAAGCGCGCGTTCGACAGCGCCATCGCCAAGGCGAAGGCTGAGTTTCTCCCCATCCTGAAAAAGCGCCGGGTAGACTTTACGAGCGCCAAGGGCCGCACAAACTATCAGTATGAGGATCTCGCCGCGATCGAGGAGGCTATCCGACCGGCGCTTTCCAAGTATGGCCTCGACTATCGTTTTCGTGCGGAGGCAAAGCCGGCAGAGCAGTTGGTTTACGTGACGTTTCATCTTTCGCACGAGGATGGCTATTACGAGGAGAACACGCTCCCGGGGCCATATGACCTGAGCGGCAACAAGAACGCGATTCAGGCATTGGGATCGACCATCACTTATCTGCAGCGCTATGGCCTCAAGACGGGGCTGGGGCTTGCGGCCGGCGTGGATGACGACGGGAATGGAGCCGGCAAGCCAAGGGCTGAGACGATCAGCGAAGATCAGATCAAGGAGCTGGAGAAGCTTCTCTCTGACCCGGATGTGAACGCCACGCCCGAAGATCTCTGCAAGGCCCTGAAGGTCGAGCAGCTCTCAGACATCGACATGAAGGGCTACGTCACGGCGAAGCAGCAGATTGCCAACCGGCGGAAATACTTTCTGAACCAGAAGAAAGAGCAGGCCGCTAAAGCAACAGAGGAGAAGCCCCAGTGATGGAGATCCTCGACGTAGAGCAGGGCTCGGAGGAATGGTTCCTGGTCCGCATGGGCCTGCCCACAGCGTCATGCTTCAGCGATGTCATGGCGCAGGGCAAGGCCAAGGGCGAGCCGAGCAAGACGCGCCGCACCTACATGCTCAAGCTTGCCGGCGAGATCATCACCGGCCAGCCCATGGAGGCGTACACCAACGCCCACATGGAGCGAGGCAAGGTGATGGAGGAAGAGGCCCGCACGGTCTACCAGTTCACAAATCCGGTCGAGCTGCAGCGTGTTGGCTTCGTCAAGAACCGGTTTGGCAAGCATCCCGTAGGGTGCTCCCCGGATTCGCTCCTCGGCAAAAATGGAGCCCTGGAGATCAAGACTGCGCTGCCGCATATCCTTGGTGGGCTGTGTCTCGCGGATGTATTTCCCTCAGAACACATACCGCAGTGCCAGGGCGTGCTCTGGGTAACAGAACGCGAGTGGATCGATCTCACCGTGTACTGGCCACGCATGAATGCGTTCATCAAACGCCTGTACCGAGATGAAATCTATATTAAGCAGCTCGCTGCCGGCGTTGCCCGCTTCAGCGAAGAACTGCAGGAGGTTGTGCGCAAACTGCGTTCCTATGGGATAGCTCAGGCAGCATGAGTAAGCTTCCGATCATAATCCTGATGGTCACTGCCTTCGCTCTTATCCTGGCAATAGGGGCGCAGATTGACAGTCTGCGCTACCGCGTCACCGACCTGGAGCAGCGGGCTTACCCCTGCAGCCGAGGCGTGGCCGTGATGACGCCTGACGGCTCTGCTACCACCGTGTGTGCACCATGAGCGGACCAATCCCCTACATGTGGACGGGCGAAGCGTGGAGGCCTGAGCGCCGCTTCATGCTCGCCTGTCAGAAAGCCTTTGGCGAGGGCGAGATCAAGTGGCTCGAAGAGGTCTTCGAGCGCAGCCCAGAGTCGCACAAGCACTACTTTGCCTGCATCAACGAAGCCTGGAAGAACCTACCGGATGACCTTGCGCTGCAGTTTGCGACGCCGGACAGACTGCGCAAGCATGCGCTGATCAACACCGGGTTTTTTACTATGCTCTCCTATCCCTGCGATACTGCGGGCGAGGCCGTCCGGTGGGGACAGAACTTGGCCAGAGAATTTCCCGACGACGAGGTCTCCATGAGAAACGACGGGAAGAGCTACATCGTGGAACGACGCATGGCTGCTTCGCAGAGCTATAAATCCATGTCCAAACGCAAGTTCCAGGAGAGCAAGGACAAGGTGCTCGGCTTCGTCTCGAAGATGATCGGCGTCAGCTCCGACGAGCTAGGACGCAACGCGGGGCGAGCGGCGTGATAGCGCAATGGCATCGGGGTCTGGACCACTGCCAGCGCCTTCGTATCCCCATGTGGGTTTTTCGAGCTGTATGGGATCGTCAGAAAGGATATTGCCCATGTGGTGCTGATCTCTCGGTCGTTCCTTTCCATAAGCATCACGAGCCCCCGCTGGGGCTGCGACCACCGGATGCCGACGCCAACGATCCGAATCATCTTGAGCTGCTCTGTGTGCCGTGCCACGAAAGACGCACACCTTCTGATATTAGAGCCATCGCCAAGGCGAAGCGGATCGGGCTCAAGACTGCCGAGCATCTCCTGAGGATGTCCGAGAAGGAGCCCGGACGATCGGCTTACCAGAAGAAGGGAAGCATCAGAGGCCGTGGATTCGACCGAAGGCAAGTATTGCGCTCGTGAGACCCTGAGACCAGACGACGGTTCATGGTGGTGGACGTGCAAGCGCTGCCAGAGGACCTGGAGTGAGCGTATAATGGGATCGAGTTTCCGGCCACATCAGTGCACGAAAGGCCAAGACAACGTGAGCTACTTTTACCACCCCATGAAAGAGGACAGCGACCATGACTAACGTAACCGACGACTTGATCGGCCCCGGCCCATACATCGTATGGGAGAACTACGGGAACGAAGGCTGGCACCCCAAGAGCTATGAGAATATCAAGACTGCGCTCGTTGCGCAGCGTTTCAATTCACAGTTCGTAGTTACCAAGCTTGTTGACTACGAGGTCGTGGAGAAGGGCAATGAGCAGGACGGAATGCGGGCTGTGCGGCCAAAAACTCGGAAGCGCCGAGGTCGAGGAGTGGCGAAGCCTCGCCTCGGCAAGGGACTCACAGCTGAAGGTCTTGAAACAGGCACTTTCTGAGATCCACAGGCTGGCAAGCGAGTTTACACTCAATCCCTCATGGGAAGGGGTTGAGGTAATCAAAAGTGCTGCACAGGAAGCCTTAGACCTGGGATAGCATCATCGCCGTGTAGGTGGCGGCAGCTGCAGCCCCGATGTGCGGATGCATCTCGGGTGGGGCAGTAGGTGCAAGCTTCTTGCCGAGATTGGCGAACTGCGCCGGCAGAGCATTGGCTGTCTGTCCGGGAGCGAGTACGTTGGCTTGTCCTTGCCCGGTGTTTCCAACCGGAAGAGGCTTGGGCATGATCTGACCCCACAGGGCGAGCAGCTCCGCGATCAACGCCAGGATTGCAGTAAGGCTCATGAGCTTGGTCCTTGTCCTAGGCCGCCTGCTGTCCAGAGGATCCCGAGATCCGCCAGAAGCTGCGCACGATTGAAGCCTTCGGGGCTCTTGCCTCCGAGCAGCATCTCCTCGGTGAGATAGACGACTGCTTCGTCGCTCTGGTTTTCGTACCACGGACGACGGCATGGCACAAAACGTCCCCAGGAGACCACCACGAGATTACCGCGATGTGCCAGCCCGGGCACATAGTGACCGCCTACGCTAGGCGATCCCATGACGTAATCCCACGGTGTCTTGTTGGCGAACTGATGCATGTTCGCAGAAGAGACGTTGAAGCCGATCCCTACGGCACCAAAGAGATAGATCGCGGTCATCAGCTGATTCCAGTCGCCAGCTCGCAGCGAGAGAAAAGCGTAGATCTTATGCCGGTTGCCGGTAACGTCCACGATGCCTGTATGGAGCCGATAGTTCGCCGCGTCCACCACGTTCGAGCCCTTGTCGGTGCTGGGCTTACTCGGATTGAATCCGGTGGCAGCGCCATAGTCCGAGAGCACCGTGTCGCGGGAAAAGGCAGCAGGGTGGCCGCCTTCGCGCGACCACATCATGTGCTCATGCGCTGCACCGCTCCACACGCAACAGCCCCATCCTCTGAGATGGCCCTCCTGGCCGTTGCCGAGCATTCCCCACTCGGTGTCGTGCACCAGCTCCTCGTGGCCAAAGGATGCCGGCGGGCTCGGCAGGAGAGCACTATCCAGATATGTTGCGAACTTGAGAGGGTAGCGCTCCGGTGTTGCCGGGGCCTTGCCTAGACAGAGTTCAGGTCCCTGGTGGTCTTGCATTGGAGTTGTTCCCTTTCACGATGTCGTGGATGGTGGCGCTCTTGTCCTGTGAGCTTTGTGAAGAGCCGAAATAATACTGCACGATGGTGCTCACCGAGGTGATGAATCCGCCGATGACCACGACGACGACCTGGTTCTCTGGCACCTTCACAAAGAGCAGCGTGAAGACCAGCACGACCAAGCCAAAGATAAGCGAGATCGCGATGAGCGTCTTGGTGTATGGCCACCAGAAGGGGGGGTCCTTGTTCATGCTTGTACCTCTGGAGCCATGTACTGCACGCTACTACAATACTCGCCCATGGGGCTATAGCTGGCTCCCATGTTTTTGTAGCCCTTGGCCTTGATCGCTGCCGCACGGTCCTTGACCCAGGTCAGACCTTTGTCCTTGACATGCGATACGAAAAAGATCGGCAGCAGCGGCTTGCCGACAGAACGCCGCAGCTGCTCCATGCCATCGGTTGTGCCTGCGCCCTTTTCTACTACGCACGAAACCACTGCAGGATGCGCCAGATATTTGAGATGATCACCCTCCACGAGGAGGGGATTCTTGGCAATGACCATGAGGCCGGCCTTCGCCACATAGCTCAGCGCATCCACAACGTCCTGGGCATGGTAGGCGTCAGGATTGTCCAGCTCGATATACTTGAAACCACCTTTGTGTGCTGCCTCGATCTGCTGGTCGAGATTACGCTTCCAACCCGGCCCCTTGGGATCGATCTGGCCTTCGTCGTATTGCTGCGCCGTGTCGCTGTCATGCAAATATGGCCCAAAGTGTGCTCGCTCGTGCTCGTTTTGATCCTCATACTTTTCGTTGAAGAGGTTTCCGTATCTCCAGAACTCCAAGCCATGCCTGGGCAGCTCGGTCTGGTCGTAGCCTACCTCTATGATATGCCCGTTCTTGCCGGCATAGTAATCGAGGCCGATGTTATAATCGAGCGGGCCGACCCTCATTTGCCGTCTCGGTTGATCCAGATGCGGCAGGTATCGTCAGTGCCTAGCCCCAGCTCTTCCAGGATTGCCGGCGAAAGATCGGCTACCCTCCTGGTACGCGAAGCCGGTCCCCAGTCCACGGGGCGGGCTGCAACCATTTTCTCAGTTTTAGGATTCTGTACCCAGCATATGGCGTCTCGCAGGAACGATTGCGAGGTCTTCTTGTAGTTCCAGCGGCAGGCCACATAGGGCTTATCCGGATTGAGATGCCTCGCGAGGCCACCTCGACCTGGGAGGAGAAAATCGCCCAAGCCATGCTGCCGCATTTGGGCCGCAGAGCTGAAGATCGCGAGGCCCTCGTTGAAGGCCACGTCTCTGTCGTCGGGGCCGCCGAACCAGCTTAGCTTGCCTTCGGCGCTGAAGATCTTCGCAGGAAGATCTTCCTCGTCTTTCTCGTGGGGCTCCACGTCCGCAAGATGCTTCGTTCCCTTCGCCCACTCGGTTTTGAGCTGGGCTTGCGTCCCGGCATAGTGGTTGACATCGCACCAGCCGGCGATGCCCTGGATCGTATGGGGCTGAGGCCCGTTGCCGTCTCCGGTGAACTGCCAAGCCCAGGGGGCGGGCCAGGAGGCGGGTAAATGATAGGAGCTGGCATACTCTGCCAGCCAGATGCGCCGACCCTTCCAGAACGCATTTATGGGCACGCCAAGGGTATCCACGAGAAGAGCCCTTGGACCATAGAGCACAGCGCCGCATCCCGTCCGCCCCTCGATCGCCTGGGCGAACTCCGTAGCCATGTCCAGATGCAACCCACCGACCTCGTAATCGATCGCCAGCAGAGTAGAGTTATCCGGCTTGGCGTAGCTGAGAAAGACATCCCATTGTGCCTTGACGCTCCCGGGCCTGAGAAAGTGATATGCGCCCCACAGCAGGGGGGTGATGATCGCCGGATTGCGACGTACGGGATAGAACGCGTCCTTGCCGCCGTTGCCTTCCGTGGCCTTGTGAATGAGCCCCCAGATGCCAAATTTGGCTGCTGCCGTGAAGCCGCCGATCTGCACCTCGTTGTAGTGCGAGATATCGATGATCCGGGGAGAAATTTTCACTTGGCCGGCTCCGTTGGGAATGGATAAGCAGGCTCTCGCTCTTTCAGTTTCTCCAGCTCGGTTTTGAGCTTGGCGTTCTCCTGTGCCAAAGCCGATGCCCGTGCCTCAGCCTGGGCGTGCATGGTGAGCGCCATGTTGCGCTGTCCCTCGATCGCCTGAATGAGGTACTGCACCTCTGGTGGAGCGCTCTGCTGCTGGGCATGGGGCCGCGTGACAGCAACGGCGAGAGCTAGGATCAGGCTGCCTATGACGAGGATAGAATAATAACGCATAGAGCCTCCTCAGAACGTCGGGTACGATGTCTTGAACAATCCGCACCAGTAGTCGGGATCAACCGGCTGCCAAGTCGCCCTGGCGGGCTGGCCGCTTTGTGACGCCAACGAAGATTGTGGTGCATCACGATGACAACCCATAACACAGATATCGGCCACAACGCCACTCTGGCTCCCCGGCGTGGTGATCAAAATCGGCGGCCCCGTGGGAGAGGCGGCAATCTGAAAGTTATTCAGGTCGATCACGGTTGGGTAGTAGGGCGCTTGCAGTTGCAGGGGTGATGGCAGGGTGCCCCCTTTCAGGAGTGAAAAAACGATCGTGATCGTAAAAGTGGGATTGTTCTGCTGCAGTTGAAAGATCGCGGCAGCCAGTCCCTGCACGTTGACATATGTCGGATTGGTTAGAGGAAAGCCGACCACGCCAAGCGTTTGTACTCGATGGTAGTCGAAGAAGAAACAGCCCAGGCAATTATCTGTTCTGGCCATTGCTGCTAAGAGATCAGGGTATCGTTGCTGTCTGTGGAGGAGATTGGCCCAGGATGATCAGCGTTACAATATCCGCAACTGCCGAAGCAAAGGCCATGAACTGAGCCGTGTTGATGAACGCATGCACCGTGCCACTCTGATCCGGCCACGGCAAAGATGCGAGGCCAGAAGGAAACTTTCCGTTTGTATTTATGTAGGTGGCGATAGCTCCGATTTGTGCCTGGGAAGCCGGATCGATTGCATATGTGGCATTGAGTGAGGGGGTGCCGCTGGAGATGATTGCAGCACCCGCAGCAATCTTGGCTGCTGCAGTCTGCGGCAACGGGGGCACGGGATCTGGAAGCGTCGTTGTCGTGATTCCGGCAGCCTGGAGATCGTAGATGCTGGCCGTCTGCAGAAAGTTCGCCGGGCACTTGATGCCGTTGGGCAGCGAGAACGCTATCCCGGGAACGATGACTTTACCGTTCGAATCTTTATAGACCAGCATCGCGCCCTCAGTGCGGATATGTCAGAACGATGATGCCCTTGGCACCATTACCGCCCGTGATTGATCCGCTCGCGGGGAATCCACCGCTTCCGCCCCCACCATAGAGACCTCCAGTCGATCCGTTTGCGTTTGCGGTTGATCCTGATCCACCTGCGCCACCTCCGGACCCGGCCGTGCCCCCGTTGTTCCCACTGACCGACCATTCGGTGCCAGCGCCCCCAGCTCCTCCTACAGCGCCTGAGCCTGCGCCGCTGCCTCCCCCTCCACCGCCGCTCGAAGCGGCCGACGATGATCCTGCCGTGCCGTTGGTATTGGCGGCACCTCCGGATCCATTCGTGCCTCCGACCGTGCCGCCGGCATTGGCTCCGAGGCCACCGTTTGCTCCGCTGGTCGTCCCGGG